CGACGGGTCGTTCACGGATGCCTTCGGCACGCCCGTATCCATCTCCGTCACCAACCCGCTCGCGGCATCCGGTGGGGCGAACCGCGCGACGATGGCGCAGATCAAGCTGATGGCCCCGTCCAGCGTGCGCGTCGCCGGGCGCACGGTCGCGCGCGAGGACTACGAGATCAACGCGCGGCGGGTGCCGGGCATCGCGCGCGCGTTCATGGCCACGTCGAACGAGATCCCGATGACGGAGAACACCGGCCAACTGTACGTCGTTCCCGCTGGCGGGGGCGTGCCGTCCACGGCGAAGAAGCAGGAAGTCCTCGACATGGTGACGATGAGCCAGGAGGACTTCGTCGCTGCTTACGGCTACGACGGCGGGTATCCGCACACGCTCACGTTCCACGTGGACGTGCTCGACCCGGTGTACCTGACGGTGGACGTGCAGACGACGGTGTACTTGCGGAAGGGCTACGGTGCGGCGGCGGCGAAGGCCGCCATCGAGGCCGCGCTCGATGCCTTCTTCGCGATCACCCTGGACGACGGGTCGCCCAACCCGAACGTGGACTTCGGGTGGAACGTCAAGGATGCGGACGGCAACCCCGCCCTGGAGATCGCGTGGAGCGACGTGTTCAACGTGGTCCGCGACATCCCGGCCGTGCGGAAGGTGGACGAGTCGGCCACGGGCCTGCTGCTGAACGGGGACCGCTCCGACGTGCCGGTCGGCGCGAACAGGTTTCCGATCCTCGGATCGGTGACCGTCTACGACGGGGACACGGGAGGGTTGCTGTAATGGCCGACCCGACCTTCCAGAACCTTTCGTTCGAGACCGCCGGCGCGGGGCCCGGAGAGGCTGCCGGATGGGCGCAGACGGCTGCGGGACTCGGCGAGGCGATCGCCACGTTCGGGCCGGCGCCGAACCTGCCGTGGGAGGGTTTCGAGGGGGGGTGGGCTGGCGGGAACGAAGACGACGCCTTCTCCTTCGCGGCCGGGGGCCTCCTTGCGGCGCCCTTCACGATCGACGACAGCCCGCCCACGACCGTCGCGTGGGAGCCGTTCGAAGGACGATGGCACGTCGGGCCGGGTGGTGGGAACGAGAACGACGTGGAAGTGCTGACTGGGGCGCAGCCGGCAATCTTCTACGTCCCGGACGGGTACGCGGAGACGTTCGGGGAAGGCCCGATGGACTGGGAGAACGACTACATCTACGCCTTCGAGCCGAGCGACCTCGTCGCCGCGGAGTTCGGCGCGGGCGACGAGCCGGTCGAGTCGTTCGAATCGGAGTGGCAGTGCAACGAGGACGACTCGACGGCGTTCGCGCCCGCCGACCTTGTGGCAGCCATGTTCGGGGAAGGGTTCGGTGGATCGGTGTCGGCAGAGGGGTTCGAGGCAGTCTACTCCGAGCACACCTTCAGCCCGAAGGACAACTCGCCACCACCGCCGACCGACACGATCGTCACGGACCAGCCTCACGGGTTCGCCGGAGGCGAGGTGATCCGGTTCCGCACGCTGACGGGGGCGCTTCCGGCTCCGCTGCGATCCAACGCGAGCTACGCCGTGGGTGCGATCGTCGGCCCGACGGAGTGCGAGGTGGACGACGCGCTCGGCAACCCCGTCGATTGGGGAGACGGGGGGGACGGCGAAAACGTGGTGTTCCGGGACCCGACGTGGTACTGGCACACGGAACTGGACATCTGAGGAGCGACGAACATGGCGGAAACCGAGTGGACTGCGCTGGACAACGGGCTCGACGCGGCGTCGGTCGTGCGCGGCGTGACCCACGGGATCGCGCGGCCGAACGGCGGCGGCTCCTTCTGCTACGGGTGGAACTCCAAGGTCACCGCGCAGGGCGTCGCCGGCCTGTTCTGCAACGAGGTCGACTACTCCCCGATGGCGAAGGGCGGCAGCGTTCGCGGCGCCGTCCAGCGCGGCGTCAGTGGCGGGCCGTTGAACTTCGCGCCGATGCTCTTCATCGGGCTCCAGGGGACGGACGTGTCCGACGACGGCTACCTGCTCGGACTCTCCGACGAGTCGCCGCACCGGATCGTGCTGCGGAAGGGCAAGCCGAGCGGCGGGATCCCGGCCGGCGCCGTCACCGTTCCGCCGACCGCGGGCATCCTGCGCCGCAGCGTCGAGACGTTCGACCCCGGCACGTGGCTGCATCTCCGGCTCGACATGATCGTCAACCCTTCCGGGGACACGATCCTCCAGGTGTTCCGGAACGACCTCGACGCGCACGACGTAACGGACCCCGTTTGGCAGCCGGTCGCCGGGATGACCGAGGTGATCGACGACGCGCTCGGCGTCAACACGTGGTCACCCCCGCTCGCGAACGGCCGCGCCGGCTTCGCGTTCTTCACCAAGGACGTGACGCGGCGCGGGTACGTGGACCACATCGAAGTCCTGCGGCAGATCAACCCGTAGGAGGGCACGGTGGCCGAGGCAACTCACTTCGACCGCGAGATGGGCTCGCAGCAGGGACGAATCGAGCCCGTCAACTGGACTCCGCCGGAAGGGAGCCACGCCTACTGCCTCGGGATGGACCGCGCAGGGCACATGGGCCGCTTCGCGGATGGAGACTACGTGCAGATCGCGCAAACGGCCAGCTTCGGGGACCGCACCGTCGTCGGCCTGTCGGCCCGGTATCGGTGCCCGGCGCCGGTCGGCGCGACACCCTACTCGTGGGCGCTCGACCTGCTGATCGACGGGGTCACTCGCGCTAGGCGCACCCTGGAGCCAACGCACGCCGGCGGGCCCCGCGTCCGCGACATGGAGGGGATCGAAGCCTGCGTAGCCGACCTCGCGCCGGGGGACCATGAACTCGCGTTCCGGCTCCAGTTCGCCGGGGCCGTCGACCCGCTGTGCGTCGAGTTGCCGGGCGTGTACCTCGACGCCGTGGAGCTTCGCCCGTGAGCCGCCTGCAACTCGTCAACCTCGACCCCGAGAGGGACGAGGCGAACGTTCGTCGGGACTCCATGATCGCGCTCGACTTGATCGACACGCTCGGCGTCGGCGCGGACGTGGCGAACACGGCGATCGAGGTGGACGGCGTCCCCGTCTTCGCCGGGGGTGCGTTCGTGCCACCATTCACCGGCGCGCAGTTCAGCCCCTACGCGGGGGCCGAGCGGTGGGCGTTCGACCACGTCGCAGAGTTCGATTGGGCGTCGCTGGACGCGGTGGTCGTCCACGTCGAGAGCCAGACGCTCGACCTGCTCGTGACCCTCGACGAGTCGTACTCGTTTCGGGTGGAGGACTTCGACTCGCCGCGCCTCGACACGGCCGTCGCGCGAACACTGACGGTCGTGCGGGCGACCTTCGTCGATCCGAGCGCGATGCGGATGAGCGACCCGTCCGACCCGACCGACGCGCTGAACCCCGCCAACTACGCCCTCGCGCGCGCCGAGGCACCTTCCGTCGTGCCGAGCGTGCTCTCCGTCACGAAGGTGGACGACTACACGGTGGACCTCACCTTGGACGTGCAGTTGTCCCCGTCCCGCGCGTACACGCTCGCGGTGTCCGGCATCGCGGACGAGTGGGGGAACGTCGTGGTTGGAACCCCCGTCGCGTTCACGGCGCCCCCGCCGCCGTTCCCCGCGACGCGGCGGTTCGACCTGTGGAAGATGCTGCCTGAGATCAACCGAAGGAAGGACGTCACGGGCGAGCTTCGCGCGTTCATCAAGTGCCTCCAGGAGATCGTGGACCTCCTGCTGATCGACGTCGACGCGTGGACGGACATCCTGGACCCCGACGTGGCGCCGGAGGCGTTCCTCGACGCGATTCTGGCGGACTTGGGGAACCCGTTCGACTTCGACCTCTCGGAGACCGACCGACGACGACTCGTCCGCGTGCTCCTGCCGATGTACCGTCAGAAGGGGACGGCAGCCGGAATCATCAACGCGGTTCGCTTCTTCCTGGGGATCGCGATCACGATCACCTGCCCGCTCGACGAGGAGACGTGGGTGCTCGGAGAGAGCGAGCTTGGCGAGACGACGTTCTTGGGGCCGGGTGACGCGTGGAGCCTCTACTCGTTCGTCATCTACTCGCCCGTCGTCCTGACGGACGAGCAGCGGCGGCAGATCCGGGAGATCGCGGAGTACATGAAGCCGGCGCACACGCACCTCGCCGCGATCGTTGAGCCCACGACGCCGCCGGTGTACGATCACGTCGAACTGGGGATCTCGCTCCTCGGAACGGACGAGTGGGACCTCCACGAGTGAGCGGAGGATCAGGCAATGGCCAATAGGAACCGGTTCTTCTACAGGCAGAAGGTGACGGAGGCCGAACTGAACAAGCCGTTCGGCTACCTCGAAGACGCGGACCACGAGGCGTCCTACGATCGGGGGCTCTCCGGCATCTGCTTCGGGTTTGGCGTGTCGGAGCACTCGCCCCTCCCGAACCTGTCCGTGGACGTGGACGGGCCCGGCGTGGCGTACGACGCGCTCGGGCAGCGGATCCGGTTCGCGTCGCTCCAGGTCTGCGACGTGAGCGTGGACCACGACGGGAACTCCACGGCGGTCGTGAACCCCGGCAACGAGAAGTTCGTGAGCGTCTTCCTCAAGTTCAAGCGCGAGTTGTCGGACCCGCGGACGGACGGCCACGGCTCGACGGTGTACTTCGAGGAGTCGGAGTCGTGGGAGTTCTACGTCACGCAGGGGGCGGAGGCGCCGCCGACGGCTCCGCGGCCCGCGCTGGAGGCTGATGGGATCCTACTCTGCGACGTGCTCCTCCAGTTCGGAGACACGGCGGTCAACACCGTGGATCTCTTCCTCGACCGGCGGCAGGACGCGTTCGTGATCGAACTGCTCGGCCGATACCCCGCGCTGTGGCACGTCGGCCAGTTGAAGGACGTGCTCGACGCGTTGGCACTCATCAGCGACCTGCACGTGTCGGGGATGTTCCTCAACCATCACGACGAGGACATCTACGCCGCTGCCTATGCCGGGGTGCTTGTCAACCTCACGGACGGTACGGTCGAGTCGCAACTGCATGAACTCCTGGACTACCTCGACGCCTTCGGCGCCGCGTACCTGCCGTTGGCCGGCGGCACGATGTCCGGCGACATCTTGACCACCGGAGGCAGCAAGCTCGGCGACGGCGTCGACAACTGGGAAGTCCACGCGACGACCGTGGACGCCGACGACACTATCGTCGCCGGCAGCTACCTCAAGTCGAACAACCTCTCCGAGGCGGCCACGGCCGACTTGGTCGGGGCGGTCGTCCGTCGGAACCAGTGCGTCGCGTGGGCGCGCGTCACCGGGGCCGGCGTGTTGCTCGCGCCGCACTGGAACGTGCTGTCGGTGTCGCGCCTCTCGGCGGGAAGGTATGCCGTCACGTTGGACGTTGGCCCGGCGACGCACATCGGGGTCCTCGTCGAGCCCGAAGGCGTCGCGGCCGGCGGGTCCGACAACGCGCACTTCGTCGTGCCAGGAACGACGACCACTTTCGAGGTCAGCATCAGCGAGCCGGGGGGGACCCCGGCAGACATACCGTTCTTTTTCGTCGTGTTCGGGTACTAGGAGGCGACAGCATGGCCACCTACCACGAGATTCGGGTCTTCAAGCTGAACGCGGGAGGAAACGTCGCGCAGGACCTGGGCGAAACGACGGAGCCCGTGAACTGGGGGGGCGTGCCCTACCCGATCCCGCAGAACGAGGTTGCGGACGTGGCGGTCACGACCGCAGCGGCGCTCGTCGGGGTCGAGGATCTCGACGCGCAGGTTTCCGTGGTCGAGAGTGTCGTCGTCGTGGACCTCCAGCAGCCGACGCACAAGAGCCTGCGCGATTCCCGGCGCGCGGCGGCCGTGCAGGCGCTTGACGCGCTCGACGCCGACGAAGTGATCGATGCAGGGGTGAAGGTGTACCTGCAAGCGCTCCGGGACATCGCGCTTGCGCTGGAAGAGGAGCCGCCATCGTGATCGCGAAAGGGGTAAACCCATGGCAAGCAACGGAAGCGTGACGGTCCCCTCCTCGGAGGCTCAGCGCCCGTCGAAGCGGAACTCGGAGCCGGTTCGCGTCTTCGCCGGGCAGGTATCCTGGGTGCGCACGATCGTCGCGGCGGGGATCGCGCTGCTCGTCGCCGGCGCGGCGGCGGCGCTGTGGTCCGCGCAGTTCGCCACGTCCGAGAAGGTCGCGCAGACGATGGAGCGCCACGAGACGAGCGACTCGCCGCACCCCGTCATCCGCCGCGACCTTCAGGGGATCGAGCAGCGGTTGATCCGGATCGAGACCGTGCAGACGGGCCTAAGCGACGGGCAGCGGAAGATCGAGGACAAGCTCGACCGGGTGATCGAGCGCGTGCAGTTCCTTCGCACGAGCCCGAGCGGGTACGCCGCGCTGCCGTCGCCCCCCGTGCCGTAGGTGGCGCATGGGCCAGGTCGAAGACGCGCGGAAGTTCCTGTCGGTGCACGGCCCGACGCTGGACCGGCACCGCGGGTTCGTGCCGGCGCCGCTCCTCGCGCACTGGTTCGCGGCGGAGACGGGCTGCGATCGGCTGGCGGTGTCCTCGGACAGGAAGCTGATCGAGGTCGGATGGAGTCAGGTGCCGCTCGCCCGCGCGCGCGAGTTGTGGTGCGACCCGTTCGATGCCGAGGGCGCGTGCTGGATCGCGGGGTACGAAGCGATCCTCGACGCGGCCCGGTGGCGGGCGGTCGACTCGCCGGACCCCATCCGTCGCGACATCGGGCGGTGGCTCGTCCAGTCCGACCGCAACCTGTACTACGTCTGCGAGTTGGACTACTCGATCGGGACCGGTGCGCTGCGGCACGTCCTCCAGTGCACGATCGCTCACGCCGCCGCGAACGGGCGAGGGCCGGGGGACCTTGGGCTCATGACGGAAGTCGTCGAGTGGTCCGTCGCGACGGACCTCGCTCTGCCGCTGCACTCCCGACACTGGGGCCGACAGACACCGGAGCAGGTCGGCTCGCGGATCCTGAAGCACCGAGACTGGATGCGCGAGGCGGCGCTGGTCGGCCCGATCGACGACCCCCCGCCTGGGGAAATGCCGGGGATCGCGCGACCGGTGGGCGTGGCTCCGTTCCCGGCGGAACTCGTGCCGGCAGCCAAGGTCTGCGCGCGCGAGAGCACGGCGGGGGAGCGGCAGAAGGCATGGAAGGCGGTGCGGGCGTACGCCGCCGCGCG